ATATAGGTCAATACAATGGATTGCTTGGCTTCTTATGGGTATGTATATTATATCCTGGCTATTGTAGAAAATTGCTAGCTTTTTTTCTCCCGCCCTTTTAAGGGTCTAAGTATCGGAGATACCAAATATGACCCGTTAGGGCTTTAGAACCCTCGTAGAGGGCTTATATGGGATATTCTAGAAAATGTTGCAGATGGGAATATGGGTCTTCTATCGTCGGCGCACTTTTTTTGCACTTATTGCACTATATGTCCGATTTGTACGGTATTAACCAACTACCCAATCGCCATGCTTATAAATCCAGTCAACGAAAGAGTACTTGACTCCAGAAAGAACTTCATCTGACAGGTATGCCTGACCCTTATCAATTGGGAAACAGTACAAAGTATTTGGCTTTAGCTCTACCTTAGATCCATCAGAAAGAACTTTTATATCTCCGCCAGTCCATTCACCTAAGTAATAAAGTGCTATATAGTCTGCTGATCTCCATGCATCTTTTCCGCCCCACATTCTGCTTACATCATCACCAGGTCTTGTTCTATTAACTGTATTGTGTTCGTTTGTCCAGTACTCATTAATTATTGCTTCAACTATTGCAGCGTTTAATGGCTGAACTGTAAGTGGTGTTGAAATTCTTGCATAGAGCTCTGATGTCTCAGGTATTCCGTGACCAATCCAAGATTCTTCCTCAAGAGAGTCACATTGAAATAAAAGATACGTGTAGTCTTGAGGGTTAAGCAGATCATCGTATTTAAGAATGCCATTTCCAATATCAACGAACCCTGGCTTCTCGTGCAGATAAACCTGCTCGACAGGAACAGAGTTTTTAATTTCAAAAAATTCTTGAACAGTTTCTACTTCTGAAGAATCTTCTTGTTCTTCAATAATGTCTTCCCAAATAATCTCAGCCATCGTTTAATTCTTTTCTGTTAAGAAAGTAGAATAAGCATATCTTATTCCGCTAGTAACTTCTGCGACACCATGTCTAATCAAAGCGCCATGTATTAGTAGATCTCCAGACTTAGGCTTTATTCTTAAACCAAGTGCTGGGTAGTATAGTTCTCCGCCTTCAAATTTATCTGTAAAGTATGCTACAGCACCATACTTTGTTATAGCGCATGTATTAAAGTCATCGTTTGAGGTTGCTTCTCCGTCTTCACCGCATGTATCTTCATGTTCATGCATGCTGTCTCCAGGAAACATTCTATGGAAGGAAGAGTTTCTTGTAGCTATATATCCTGGGGCTACAAGTTCAGATACTCTTGTGTTGATTTCAAGTAGTTCTGGTATAGCCTTGCTAACCTTGCCATTGTACCAATCAAGTGGGCTGTTTGCTTCGTTCCACTCAGGCTCTGTTAGGCTGTTAGCGATATTTTCTAATGATACACATTCTTCTTCAGTTAAAAAGTTTTCGTATACCCAAATCTCGTCGTATATTTTTTTTACTTTAGGGTTATTGTCAAAATTAAGCATCGTTTCTCTTTCTCCAAAAAAATATTTTAGATAGTATTTTTTCTATACGTTTTTCAATCTTATCTTCCATTTGTCCCGCAGGAGTTTCTTCCTTATAATATTTTGTTTGGAAATAAGGATTTTTCATTTGTTTAGAAAACTCATGAGGGGTCATTACTCCATTATACCGCATGGCAAAACAAAAAGCCCATTCAGAGGCGGATCCGAATGGGCTTTGCTGCCGTTTAAGGCAATTATAGGGAACAATAAATTGCTCGACCTATAATCTTATTGTATGTTATACAATATTTTAAGTCAATACTAATCTACAGAAATCATTCCTCTTGCGATTAGTGCATCAACAATTCCACTGCACATTTGATTATATCCAGGTTGTGCCTGCAATAAAGCCTTTTCTAGCTCTACTAGGTCTCCCTGAGCCTGTACAGTTGCTTGTCTTGATTGAATATTAATTTGTTCAACCATTGTGTCTACTACAGCTTCTTTAGTCGCCATTTTCTTCCTTTTCTTCTATTGAGTATGATGGGCTGGGACCCAGAAGGAATCCCTCTTTGTGATATTGTATCATTTTTCCTACTTCTTCTCCACCGACTGATCCTTTTGCCACCAGGGTCAGCATATCGTAAATTCGGTGAAGCATTATATAATTTACCATAGGCAAATTGTCTTCTAAGGCTTGAGGCTCTTTTTCATCCATTATGGTCTCCCCATATCTTCCCAGAATTTCTCTCTCCCCATAGAATCTGTTTCTGTGAGGGCATTTGATTCAAATTCAAATGAAGAAAATGTCTCTTCTTCCGCCGCACTGAAATTCGCACTATTTTGCGGAATCACTTTGACATGAAAAAAGTTATTTTCTTCTTCACAGGCACATTGCCCATTTTTACATTTATTCAGCATTTTTTATTAATCCTAATATTTCTTCGTAGTCTTTTGTCCCAAGAATTTTTTTATAATCACATGATAGGCAATAAACAAAAACCCTGTCTTGCATATCTTGGTTGGGCAAAAGAGGACCCTGATCCATTGGACATTCAAGTCTTGGAACAAGGCCCTCTTCTGATAAGGCTATGTATTTAGATACATACTGTACCTGCATTTGACCTACTTTTTCTGATCAGTCGGGAATTGCAATAGCCATTCCTTTGCTTTTGGGGTCATACCCTTCCAAGCCGACCAATCAATACCGCCATTGGTCATGTAATACGTTATCTCTGCGTTTGTTACTGGGTCGAATAACTCTTTGTTACTCTTTAGGTCGAATTTCTCTAGTCTTGCAGGACCGAGATTTCCAATCATATTGATCTGGAATATTCCATAGGAATTATCTCCAGTTTGCTTATCCCCGTTATATGCAAGCGGTCTTCCGTTAGATTCACGCTTTGCTATTGACCAGGCTTTCTTAAGGCCTGACCCTTCGAATCCTACAGTCTTAAGAAGCGTTAGCAACTCTTCGTCTGTAAGCATCTCAGATGGCTTGTAAATCTCTTTACTAAAACTATCTAAGACTTCTTGCTTTAGTTGGGCTTCAGTTTTCACTAAAGGTTTTACTGTCAAGGCTTGTGCAGGCTGGACTGGAAACATAAATAATGTTATCATTACTATCGTAACCAGATTATGAGCCAAATCACTAACCTGTTGTTTTATTTTCTCCATTGGCATTTCCTCCTCTAGAGATAACGAACTACAATCATAACATTGATGGGATAAGCCTGTCAAGCCAGTCAACTAGAAAGAAAATATGAATATATCCTATTACACTATTCAAGCTGGCTTAAATCCTGCAGTTGGTTTTGGCTATGCGGGCAAAAATATAGTTAAATCATTAAATAATTTAGGACACTCAGTATCTTTTGCTAATCCTAAATCTACTATTCAATTAAATTTTACTCAGCCCCATCATTATAAGCTACATAGAAATCAGTATCAGATTGGATACACTCCGTGGGAGTCAACATCTATGAGGCCAGACTGGATTGAAAGATTTAATGCATGCGATGAAGTCTGGGCAACGTCTGATTGGTGTGCACAAGTTTTTAAAGACAACGGAATAACAAAACCAATATATGTTTATCCACATGGCATTGAAGATATATGGAAGCCAAAGCGTAGGGTTGTTAGAGAAGGACAACCAATTAAATTTTTACATATTGGAGAGCCCTCTCCAAGAAAAGACGGGCAGCTAGCAGTAGAAACTTTTATCAAGCTTTTTGGTAATAATCCAGATTATCATTTAACAATTAAAGCTCACAAGTTTAATACAGTTAGAGTTTACGATCAAAATAATAGATTTGGAAGCCCAGAAGAACTTTATAGTAATATAACTTTAATCACTGAAGAGTTTGAAGAAGCAGATCTTGTTTCTCTTTATCATAGCCACCATGTTCTACTTTACCCAACATGGGGAGAAGGTTTTGGATTTATACCACTTCAAGGATTAGCAACAGGCATGCCAGTTATATCAACATATGATTGGTCTCATTATGTGGACTACATTGGCCCCCTTAAATTAAAATCTAAACTTACAGATGAGACTTTACCAAAATCAGTTGGAGATGAATACATCGGGAAAATGTTTAAACCAGATGCAAAACATTTAGAAGAGTTGATGTATGAAGTATCTTTAAACTACAAGGCTTACTCTGGTTACTATTTTGCTCAATCAAATAAAATACATGAAGAATACAACTGGGATCAGTTGACTAAGAAAGCCTTCAAACATTTAGTAGAAAAATTTTTATAACGCTTCCCCTTTTAAAGTTTGTTTGGTAGAATAGGATCTTCACACTAAATTTAAATTAACCGCCAGGCGGAGAAACAGGTATTATAAATGTCTAAGACTATTGCTAACCCATATGAAAATTTTATTGCGCTATCTCGATATGCAAGATGGATATCAGAAGATAATCGTCGTGAGACTTGGGGAGAAACAGTAGATAGATACTTTAGCTTTATGCTAAATCACCTAAAAGAAAATTACAATTATATTCCAAATGAAAAGCTTGTAGCGGAATTAAAAGACGGTGTATTTCAAAGAAACGTCATGCCCTCTATGCGCTCCGTTATGACATCTGGAGCAGCACTAGAAAGAGATAATGTAGCAGGATATAACTGTTCATTTGTTCCAGTTGATTCACCTCGTTCATTTGACGAGACAATGTATATTCTTATGTGTGGCACAGGCGTAGGCTTCTCTGTTGAATACAAGTATGTTAATAAGCTTCCTGCCGTCCCAGATTCTTTTGAAAAGTCAGATACAGTAATTGTTGTAGAAGATTCAAAGCAGGGATGGGCAAAAGCATATCGTGAACTACTAGCTCTTCTTTGGACAGGACACATTCCAGCAATTGATGTTAGCAAGGTACGTCCAGCAGGTGCACGTCTAAAAACAATGGGTGGTCGATCATCGGGACCACAACCATTAATCAACTTATTTGATTTTACAATTGCAAAGTTTAAAAATGCAGCAGGCCGTAATTTAAAGCCAATTGAGGCACACGACATTATGTGTAAGATAGGAGAAGTTGTAGTTGTCGGTGGAGTAAGAAGATCGGCAATGATTTCTCTTTCTAATATTAACGATATTGAGATGGCCGCAGCAAAGTCAGGAAACTGGTGGGAGAATAACACACAACGTGCTTTGTCTAACAACTCTGTTGCGTATTCACGCAAGCCAGACATGGAGCAATTTATTGCAGAATGGAAATCTTTATATGACTCAAAGTCGGGAGAACGAGGTATATACAATGTGGCCGCAGCTCAAGCCCAAGCAGCCAAGTATGGAAGAAGAGATCCAGATATACACTACGGAACTAACCCGTGTTCAGAGATTATTTTACGTCCTTATCAGTTTTGTAACCTTTCAGAAGTCGTATTACGTGAAAATGATACAAAGAAAGATATTGAGCGTAAAGTAGAGCTTGCAACTATTCTCGGCACCTGGCAGTCAACGCTTACAGACTTTAAGTATCTTCGAAAGATTTGGAAAGATAACACAGAAGAAGAAAGACTATTAGGTGTTTCTTTAACTGGTCAGTTTGGCCACAAGTTTATGTCAGGAAAAGAAGATCTTGTTGCGCTAGAGGCATTTTTAATGACTCTTAGAGAAACGGCAAGAGCAAAAAATAAAGATGAGGCTCAGAAGATTGGGATTCAAGAGTCTGCCGCTATTACATGCGTAAAGCCATCAGGAACAGTGTCTCAATTGGTCGGGGTGTCTTCAGGAATGCATGCTTGGCATTCTCCATATTATATTCGTACTGTTCGTGGTTCAAAAGGAGATCCAATTTCTGTATTTCTTAAAGAAGTTGGAATCCCAGTAGAAGATGATGTAATGAAGCCAAACGATACATACGTTTTCTCATTTCCAGTAAAAGCACCAGAAGGTGCAATTGTTAGAAATGATTTGACAGCCATAGAGCACCTAAACATTTGGCTGGTTTACCAACGTGCATGGTGTGAGCATAAGCCATCTATTACTGTATCTGTAAAAGAGGACGAGTGGATGGAAGTTGGAGCTTGGGTATATAAGCATTTTGATGAGGTTTCTGGAATTTCATTCCTGCCACACTCAGATCACTCATACAAGCAGGCGCCATACCAAGAGGTGACAAAAGAAGAATATGAAGATCTTCTTTCTAAGATGCCTAAAGAAATTCGTTGGGAAGACCTATCTTTTTATGAGACAGAAGATGGCACTTCTACCAATGCAACACTTGCCTGCAGCTCAGATGGAAATTGTGAGCTTGTAGATATTTCTGCTTAGTGGTAGAATATTAGTATTGGGGAATACCCCAAAATTCTGGGCACCCTGCCCAAAATGGAGATGATAAGATGGCTATCAAAAAATTTGATAAGGCTGATTTAAATAAAGACGGGAAAGTAACAATGCAAGAACAAATTTTAGCAGCAATTGGAACATACGGAAGAGCATTTTTGGCAGCAGCTACAGCACTCTATATGACTGGTAATACAAATCCAAAGGATTTGATTGCAGCTGGAGTAGCAGCAATTGCACCAGTTATTCTAAAGGCTCTAAGCCCAAGCAACAAGGAATTTGGATTTACAAGCAAGTAATTTAATCTTTACTGTTAGGATAGCTCCTGTGCTAAAATAAGCATAGGAGTTTTCCTATTTAGGAGTACTATAAAATGGCAGGGCAAAAGAATTTCGAAGTGGATCAAAATGCCACATTTTCA